GTCTATTTTACCCCCCCTCCAAAAACTCTCACTTATGCTTGACGACGTGGCAATAAAAAAGGACCAGGGGCAAGTTTGCCCCCAGTCCTCCGTACAGTCAATGTGGATCAACCTTGACTATCAAGTCGTAGCTGTTGATGTTGTTACAGTCAGTTCCAGGGTCTAGTCCATCGACAGCGATATTGAAGCGAGTGGGCGGGACGTAATTGGTAGGTTTCCCAGCGTCACCGTAGTCAGCAGAGCGAGGAACGTTAGCGAAGGTAGGCATGAGGGTACCGTTAGAGAAGGCAGAACCAGAGGGAGGCCAGACAGAGAGGAGGGTGTTGTTACCCGTGCATTTGGAAGCCATCTCGATACGCACACGGGAGGCAGGAGAGGTGGTAGTAGCTTTGTAGCAGGGATTGCTACGTTTCCCTCCTTCTACTTTGAGGGTTTTGGTCTGCCACACACCAGGGCCTACGTAGAAAGAGGACGAGATTAGTTCTGTATGGGAGGAGCAGTTAGCGACGGGAGGGGAAGGAGGGGTAGGTTGAGGGCCAGGAGGGGGAGTAGGTTGAGGGAGAGGAGGAGGGGTAGGTTGTGGAGCACCACCAGTAGCCACAAGGTAACCGGAGGCATTCTGGTAACCGGAGACATTCAGTTGGTAGGGGATCGAGGAGTAGGTCGATACGCTCTTGGTACTCTTTGTTCGAGGCCACTGGGAACAGCCAGAGAGGAGGGCAATCAGACCTCCTGCAGAGAAGGCAAGAAGGCCAAGGACAAGGAAGGTTTTAGGTTTCATTTAGTTCTCCCTTTTCGTGACGGTCCTCCGTCTCGGGTGTCTTTCGCTCGTGGGGCATTCGTAAGTCGGGCTCGAAAGGCTTCACCGTGCTCACAGAAGGATTCGTACTCGTAGTCTGACGGCACTCTGGGCAGAGAGGCATCAGAGATATCCCTCCCATGTTTGTCTGATCTGGAATCCATAGGATCTGGTAAAGGACGGCGTTTTCTTGCAAGCAAGTCTCGCACTTCACTTCTCCAACACCTCTTCTATGGCGTGTTCTACGCAACCAACGGACTTACAGCAACCCCATTCGGTAAGTATACGACGTATCACACAGGAAGGAACGAGGGCAAATTTGCCCGTCTCGATCATCTGCAACAGAGTATCAGTGTTTAGGAGATGCTCATGACCTTCGTTGCATAGGAAGACCCATCTATCGTTCTTCAGCACTACTACTTTGTCTTTACTTTTTTTTGCCGTAGGCAGAAAGACTAGATCACCCATTACCTACTCATAGCAGAAAACCCCCTTACCTCATAAGAAGTAAGGGGGTTTTACAGTTTCGCCGTAGGTCTTTAGGACCCAGGGGTTTCAGGGAGATCGGGCCTAGGAAGCTCAGGAACTGTAGGGCTCAGAATCCGATCTACCTCTGAAGAGGGAATAAGGACTCTACCCCTCTTCTGGCTCCCGAATCTCACAGTCTTCAGTTGGCCACTTCTAGCCATCTGATAGACCAATGCCCTACTAACGCCTGCAGCTTCTGCTAGGTCATTAACGCTCAAACACCTCTTTGTCTCTGCCATACCCTAGTTCCTACATCTAAACGTCTGAGAGGTCAAGAGACATCTACAGATCTACACGCCGCTAACAAGACCTATCTCAGACTCCTCTTCCATCAACTGGTAACCAGGGTATCAGTGTATACCAGAGTACCTATAGGTATCTTATGGGAGCCCTTAAAAAAGAAAAAACCGGAAAAAAAGAAAAAATGGCAATGTCGCGAAAGAGCGCGTTTACCAAGGTATCGTCGTCTCCCGTCGCGCGGCTGTGCCGCACGCGAGCGCTAAATCGCGCTCGCTCGGAGGCGACCGACTCCTAAGTCTTATACCCCTTAAAAAAAACTGTCAACTTTTCTTAGGTTTGGGAAAGCCAGTAAAAACAAGGACTTGTAAAACCTGTAATATATTTATTTTCTAAGCAGCAGAAGGAACGTATAGATAGTTCCTACGGTTAACACCTTCTACCCTAGTTGAGAGGAAGACCTTGTTGTCGTTCAGAAGCTCCTTGATGATGTCTTGTATCCTCTTCTTGCTCAAACCTTGGTAGATTACGAAATTGTCTACCACAGCTTCATAGATACAGGGGCCTTCTGCCAGCTTGAGGAGGATAAGGTTCCTTACCTCTTCATCGACGTTTCCTACCTCTACGAAGGTAAGAGCGCCTCCTTCGACCCTTCGTAGGACGTAACCTACATCTGTGGTAGGGCCGTAGTTCGACTTGAGGATCTTCAGCCGCACGTACTTCTGAGTAGGGTCTAGCATCATCTTCTCAGCTTCGACCCTCGATACCCCCTCGAGCCCCATAGCCTGACGGGCAAGGTCTTTCAGTACGTGAGAACCAGAGCCAGAGTGTACCGTCATCTTCTCGTCCTGATGGGGCTTTCTGGTATGGTGCCCTATCAGAAGAGAACACGCCGATAGGTGAGCTACCTTGGATAGAACAGACATGACCTTAGCAGCATCTACCTGCTTGTTTACGTCTGTACCCTTCGGCATGACCTTGAAGAAAGGGTCGATAATCACAAGATCCTGATTCAAACAGAGGTTGGAGAGTTGCTCTTCTTCCACGAAGAAATCCGTATCTGTAGAGAGATCGACGTAGGTGAAATTCTTTTCCAGCAGTTCGAGGCGTTCTTTGCCTGGACCCTGCGGCCACCTGGCGTAGACTGCGGCTTTTACTCTGCGCCGCATTTCATTTTCAGCATCCTCGCAGTTGGATATAAGTATGCGGGCTGGGGCAGGAACGTCCCAGGGACCGAATGGTTCCCCCAAGGCCAGGGATACACAAAGGCTCATCGACAGGTGACCCTTACCCACGCCGCCCTCTCCTATGAGAAGGGTGACCTCTTCCGCTGGAAGGCAATGCCTGACTAGCCACTTCACCGGGGGCGGATCTGCCCCGAAGAGTCCCGAGCCGGTAATCCGAGTAAACCGGCTATCTGGAGCCTTAGCTGCGATCACGAAGTCCGACTCCAGAATCGTAACCAGTTCGGGCTTGGAGCGAGGGTCTTTCGACCATTCCCAGGCGTCTACGGCGTCCAGAAGGGCCGAGTAGTAGGCGGCCATATCTGGCTCCCGAGACTTGAGCTGAAACCACTTCTGACGGTAGCCTGCTACTACTTCTGGGGGCTGAGCGAAGTCATCGACACCGAAGTAAGAAGCAAGCTTCTTCCAATCGGGGGTCAATTGGCTCTCCGTACGGTGATCGAGTCTCCGTAACGCAGGCTCATGTTGTAGTAGGTCTTAGCTGCCTTCTCCGCTTCCGCTTTGTTCGGGAACAGGTGGGTTATCAGGTTCGATCCGTTTCTTCTCGTAATGGCGAACTCGTGCGGCAGTAAGTCGCTTTCGATGTTCTTTACGTGCTTTCTCGCGTTCATATCGCATCCTTGCCATCGCTACGATGGTTTCCTGCATCAGGCGTCCGAAGGCTTTGGACACCCATACGCCGTGTCTAGGCACGAAAAACTTCCCGTACCCAAACAGCCACTTCTTGATGACGATAAGCTCGTCAAGGTTGCAACTAAGAACAGCCATGAGGTAAGAGTCATCGTCAGGAAGGTCATAGGAACCAGAGACAACCCCCCTACTCCAGATGACGCACAGCAGGTCAATCAACGCTCCACGCATGTACCGGGGCAACATTCGTACTTCGGGGCAGGTTATCCACCCCATCGGACACACAACGAAGAAGTTAGGATCTGTAAGCTTAGTGCTAAGCCCCTTCTTCCAGGCAGCAGGAGGCAAGTGAATGTGTTTCATGCCTGGAATGCGACTACGATGCGTTAATGTAACCTTTTTCCCATTCATTGTTGCATCCTACTCCATATCAACAAGGAGGTCAAGAAATGTCTTCTGAGACACCAGAAAAACTTGAGGAGACACCGGGCAAACTTGCCCAGATTCCAGAGAAGGACATCCTGGCTATCAAAACGGCTCTAGGTGTGCTAATCCTCGTTCTTACCGGCAAGAGCATTAGCGTTGACCTAATCAAGCTGATGGCAGACCTGGGGCTCAACTTCAAAGAGGAGTCAGTAGTGCTTCCTCCTACAAGAATTGCCCTAGCGAACAGGTAAATGGCTAGGAAAAAGGACATCTCCGCGATAACCCAGCTCAAGGATGAGGAGCTAGACCAGCTCATCCGAAAGGGCATGGAGAAGCAGCAGGCCACGAAGAAGCGGAATGCTTACATGGCCTTCGCTCCGATGGGCTATCAGGAGCGGTGGTTTGCCAGCACGAAGAAGATGCTGATTCTCCTGGCTGGGAACCAGACAGGGAAGACGACATGCGGAGCGATCAGAACGATCAAAGCATGCGTAGGGTACTGGCCTTTCTCGATTGGAGGCGAAGCGAAGCCAGAGTTTCAGGATCTCCGAGGGATAAGGTGCCTAGTCGCTGGGGAGTCCTACTCGACCTCGATTCCAAGCGCCATCCTGCCGAAGCTGAAAGAGTTTATCAGCGCAGAGATGCTGCTCGGGCCTCCAAAGAAGCATGGCTCTACTGGCATGGAGTCGGTGTTCAAGTTCGTCACTGGGGCAGAGTTGCACGTAATGAGCTACGAGCAGGGCTCAGACGCCTACGAGGGCTCCCTGTGGAACCACGTATGGCTAGACGAACCTCCTCCAGAGTCGGTATTCAACGCGATACGCAGAGGAACGCTCGCAACCAACGGAAACATCGTTATCACGGCAACGCCTCTGAAGGAGCCGTGGATGTATGACAACCTCTGTATACCCGCGCTCGATCCTAGAAGTGCTCTATACGGAACTGCAGACATCGAACGGTGTAACATTCACGACAATTGCATGGAGTGCAATAACGGCGCTCTTCCTCATAGGGAGATTATGGCATATCTGGAGACGCTCTCCCCCAAGGAACGTGCAGCCAGAGAGAAAGGGGAGTTCTCCGACCTCTCAGGACTCGAATTCACGGAGTACAACGAGGTAATTCACGTCGTGGACGACTTCATATGAGCAAAAACGGCAAAAAGGAGGGATTTACCCGCCAAGAGCTAGCAGGAGTACGAGAAGCAGAGCCAGCATCCATCAGAAAACGCACACTTCTCCCAAATGAGCCCTGGAAACTGTTCGAAAACTTCTGCCACATCATCCAAAAGCAGGATATAGAGGTCATTACAGGGCAAATTGCGATGCGTCCTGATGGAGAGCGAGCTGTCGTCTACATGCGCCTGAAAAAGAAGATAACAGGGGCAGATCGGACGTTTTCGGCGGTGGGTGAGCCCCGAAAGCTCCAAGAGATGGTAGACGAGGTGATGAGAAACGTCATCACATGGATGGAAAACTAGTGATTCCTAACGGCCAGGCCAAGGAATGGCCCTATGTCGAGGTCATCGACCCGAGTTATAAGCGAGGACTCCATGTTATCTGGGCGAAAATTGACCCTCAAGACTACTTCTACATCGTCCGAGCCCGAAACATCGAGGACGGACCCTTCTCTACCATGTGCCGAGACATACAGTTGGAACGTCGATCCCTCGGCCATGAGCCCGAACTTGCTATCATGGATGCGCGGGGAGGACGACTTACTGTCAACAAGGACCTTGAGCAGGATTGGTTTGATAGATTTAGAGACTATGGGCTTCACTATCAGCCCTCGGTGGAGACGGACCTAAAGAAGCTCCACGACTGGCTGAAGCCGGTCTACGACCCGAGGCACGATAAAGCCCTACCGAAGCTGAGAATATGTCGAAGCGTCGCCAATATGGAAAAAGGGCCAGTATGGGCCATCAAGAGGTTTACGTGGAACCCGTTGGACAGCCGGACGAAGCAGTACGAGCAAGCAGGGAAGGACTGGATCGACGTAATGCGCTACCTGGCCGGATATCCGGGCCTCAAGTACGATCGGTTCCGCCAGCCCGAGGAGCTGATGATGAGCCCGCAGTCGATAGCGAGCAGCTACGCGCGGCCTCAGATCAACATGCATCAGCACCATTTCAGCGACAGGATGGTGGGCCGCAGGCAGCCATTCCACCCGTACGGCCAGAAATACCGCCCGAGGTGATTCAGGCTTTCGAGAACCTACAGGCCGAGGTTGCGTTTCTCCGCGACATCGTGAATAACCCGGAGAAGGTCAGGGATCTGGCCGAGCGGCACGGCTTATTCAAGGTTCACCAGCAAACCTTTAATTTGGATCAGGCTGTTGAGATAGGCTTAGCAGTAGCCAAGGTACTAGGAAACACAGTACCGATGATTCAGCCTACCCCAGTTGCAGAGCAACCACGGGCAAGTTTGCCCGCAGGGTCTAGGATCGCTCCAGAGGAGCACCAGCCCCTCCGAGCCCCGCCCCCTGGCAACCTCGGACCGCTAGAGGCAGCCTTGCGTAGAGGTTATACCGGATGATCCCGTTTGCCGACGACATCACCGGGATGCCGGGTCTGGACGCATCCATCACGAACCCGTTTCCGCAGCCTACGTGGATGCAGAACCAGATGTCGCCGGAGCTGGCGGGGGTAGTCGACTACGAAGCAGGCAGCGCCCTCTCCAAGGACGACATCATCAGGCAGATCAACGAGGCCAGGGACGAAGCGTATAACGCCAGGCAGACCAAAGAAGACGAGTGGAAGCTCTACATAGACCTGTACAACAACGTACAGGACTTCTCCCAGAAGGCTGACTGGCAAGCTAAGATCTTCATTCCTGAGATCTTCAACAAGGTCGAGCGGGCCAAGAACATGATTGAAGGGGCGCTCTTAAGTGCGCCGGAGTGGTTTACGCTAGAGCAGCTCCCTAAGTTCGATCCTAACACCCAGAACGTAACCTTTATCGAGAAGGTACTGAGATACGAACTCGAAAAGGCCAAGTTCATCGACGAGTATACCAAGTGCCTGGAGGAGGCTTTCATTCTCGGCACGTCCTACCTGAAGATCTGGTGGGACGAGTGGATTGAGCGGAAGCCCCAGGTAACGCAAGTGCCCGTGGGTATGGACCCCATGACTGGGATGCCATTCATGGACCCGATGACGGGCATGCCCATGATGCAGCCGGTAGTCTCGTCCCAGCCCAAGAAGACTTCAGGGCTTAGGGTTAAGCATACCCCTGCCTGGGCGATGTTTCCCGACCCCTTCGCGTCCAACTTCTATGAGGGGCGCTATGTTGTGGAAGAGTGTGCGGTGGATCGGGACTACATCGAGGAGGGTGTACGCACGGGTATGTTCGATTCCGCAGAGGATATCGGACCCCCTGTCTCTTGGGAACTCGAAATCGAGTACGGGCAGCGTGACACACGTATGGACCGAAACGCTTCACGTACCACACGGAAGCGAGATCTACTCCGTATCTATCACGGGAACTTCTACTCTCACGATGGTAAGCTTGCTCTGCAGAACTGGCGAGCGATTGTCTGCAACAACAGAGCACTCCTCGCCTTTGGTCCCAATACAATTTACACTGGAAAATGGCCATATATCTCTTGCACGCCTATTCCGGTGCGAGGGACAAGCCTCGGCCGGTCGCTGGTATATGCGGCGGCCCCCATCCAGTACGAGCTGAACAATCTATGCAACCTGATGATAGACAGTACAGCGTACTCTGTCTTGCCTGCTGCTATCAAGGATGCGGACAAGTCGGACTCTCCTGTCAACATCACTACGATTACCCCTGGAACGGTGTACAACGGGCGGGAGGGGATGCTGATTCCCCTGAAGATCACCAGCGCCCCGAACGACGCCTGGCCGATGATCCAGTGGCTAGAGAGCAAGATCGACGACAGCACTGGCATCAACGAGTTCATGGAGGGGACGCCCACCACAAAAGGGCGACCTACCGCTTACGAGATTCGAGCGAAGACAGGAGTCGGGCAGGAGCAGATCAACAACCTAGCCAAGGATCTCGAACGGCGAGACTTGGAACCAGCGGTACAGTTGGTGTACGACCTGACGCTGCAGTTCCTGTCCGACTTCTCTGATCCTGAGCTTCAGGCGATCGTGCAGCAGGAGATGGGTCCACAGGCTCTGATGGACCCGATGACGCGATACTCGATGCTGGACGCCACGTTCAAGGTGAGAGCGCGTGGCATCAGCATGGTCCTTACCCGCGAGGAGCAGAGCCAGAAGCTGATGGAGCTTAGCCAGATGGGCATGAGCATCGGCCTACCTCCGGCGAACATGCTCCAGATCTTCTACAAGACGGCACAGAGCATGGGTGTAGACCCGAGAGAGCTAGGCTACCCAGAGACGCAGCAAGAGCTACAGATGATGCTGATGCAGATGCAGGCACAACAGGCTGCGGGGGGAGCCGGGGCCGGTCCGGGTGGTAAGCCAGAGGCGGCTAACTCGGGAGGCCCACAGCCCAACGGTGCCCCCTCGCAGCCCCCTTCGGCGGAGCAGAACATTGGACAAGTTGAAGGCTCTGGCGGCTACTAGGATTATAGCGAGTTTAGCAGGTTTAGCCCTTTGGGCTAAACTCGCTAATGCTCAGTCTCCTGACAACAGCAGGGGCTATCCAGACGAGGTACAGGAGTTCCAGGGGCAGTATCCGGCTGGAAGGACGGTTACGTGCGGAACCGGAAGTACGCTGATCTCGACCGGAAACAGTTGGAACAGCATCACTTTCCGAAGCAAAAACACGACAAACACGGTCTACGTCTGCTTAACCCGGTACCTCGGCGAGGGCCAAAACCCGTCGACCTGTTCGGCTTCAGCCGCCTTTGCCATGCTGGACGCATCACTCCCTGCCTATACTGCCGACAGGGCGCTGTATAGGGTAGGGTTTACCTGCATAGCGTCTTCAAGCACGGACATCGTGATCCACGAGGAGAAGTAGATGCCGACCTTTGCCGGTAGCTCAGACTCGTTTTACAGCCTCAGCCTCTACAGTGACGTATTCAAGGAGGTTGAGACTGATCTTTCTTTTGCTGCATCCAACGTGACGGTAAACCTCTGGACTCCAGCCGTAGGTAAGAAGTTCATCCTGAAGGGCTGCAACCTACGGATGGTGGTCACGACGGTTTACGCTGGGGCTACGGTCGGGGCGATGGCGCTGCTGTGCGACAACACCATTGCGACCAGGGTCATTGCCTGTATAGGCGTAGTAGGTAACGCAGCAGAGGCTGTAGGCAAAGACTACGGCGTATTTCAAGAAGACTTTAGAGAAGGCATCATCTCGGCGGCAAATGACAACACCTTAAGAGTCATCTTCTCTGCAACGGCTACCAGCGGCATCACTGCCATCAGGGGTACGGTGTGGGGCCAGGAAGTCTAGCTCTCTTTCTCCTGCTCATCTTCGCGGGCAATTTTGCCCACGCCTCTGGCTACCAGGGTGGAGGGGGCGGTGGAGGCGGAGGGGGAGATCCGTCCAGCACGAACGAGATCAACACGTTCACGGTTGATGTCGGTAGCCCGACGACAGGGCTGATCGTCGACCTGCAGAACGGTGGTGGGGTAGGAACCCTGCTCACCGTTCCAGACCGGGTGGAGTTCTTCTTCGACGACGCGACCGCTGTCTACCCCACCGTTGGCTCCTGTATAGACCCTGACGACAGACTGGTGATTGATTCGTTCAATCAGATGCAGTGCGACAGTGGTGGTATGGTCATCCCAAATCTACTGGATGACCTGAGCGACGTTATTATCACTTCTCCAGCAACCGGAGCGGTGTTGAAGTACAACGGCACCAACTGGATCGACGACACCGATCTTACTGGAGGTGGTGGCGGTGCGCTCGACGATCTAACCGATGTCTCGACCGCCACGGCAGCGAGCGGCGACTTCTTGCAGTTCAACGGCACCAACTGGGTCGACGTGCTGCTTACCGATGCCGACGTGCCAAACAGCATCACCGTCACCACGGCAGGCTCGGCTGTCGTTGCTATGACAGGCGACTCTGCGACTGGCTTCTTTGGGACAGGCGAGCTTGAAGCGACGCTGATGCCTGCAGTTGCGTCAGATTGCACGGCCAGTAGATGGGCGAAGGGAATTGATGCTGACTTCGTGCTCGATTGTTCGCAGCCAGCGTTTACGGATATTTCGGGGTCGGCTACGGATGCGCAAATTCCAGACACTCTTACGCTTACCGACATCACCCAGATAGGCACTCGTCCACATGCAAGCCTGACGGGCCTAACTGCTGACGACCATACCCAGTACGCGCTCCTTGCGGGTCGTACAGGTGCGGGTGGACAGATCCTTTATGGTGGAACGGCGTCAGGTGAGCTTCTCGTACTGGAGAGTACATCCAACCCTACGAAGGGCACCATTTACTTCGGGCTCGCGACAGAGTGGGAATGGTCAGATGGGATCGTTGATCCAGTAGACAGCAGCGTGGCGGTCGGTGGGAAGTGGGACCCGACCATATCTGTCACCGGGATAGCTGGTGGAACCTCCATCGTGCGTGGGCTCAGTATCGCTCCCACTTACAATTACGACGATGCTTCGGGCGTCATCATCAACACCTACACAGGTGTTGAAGGCGGCGGAACGTTCACGGTATCAGGTGCTGGCACCCAGGCGTCCTCTTGGTCACTGTTCAACGCCACGGCGTTGCTGACTGCAACGGCGGCCGCCAAGGTACCCCCGACTCCGGCTGTTTTTCGATCTGGTATTACCGTCGATTATTCGGCGACATCAGGGACAGGAACAATGTCCCTGTCTAAGCCGTTCGAGGATAATACCATATACCGCAATACGGATGCTGGCGGCATCTTTGCCATAACCGCTCCATCTAGCTTTGTGGCCAATCCGATATTTACTGAGACAGCAGGACAACTGAACATAACTTCATTTCGTGGATTTTTTGCCATGGACCCGGCGATCAATGGTACTCCACAGATTACGAATCAGTTTGGTGTTGATGTTCAGCGTCCGACTAGGGGATCTACACCGGCTACGACGGTGGGTGTTCGTAATGCTGGTTCTGAAGCCTACCCACCTATTACACAGGCTCTCGCAGATGAATTTACGATAACGCCTAGTGCTACGATCGTGCAGGTTACCGCGACTACTGATCCTATTGATAGTGGTGCTACAGCCATCACCGATGGTGCGGACGGGCAACTGCTGTATATTGTGAACATCGACGAGACAGCAGCACAGACCATCACGTTTGCTGATGATTCCAATACCCAGCTCAGTGCAGCAACGATTGATCTTGATCGTTGTGATTCGATCACTCTGCTCTTTATGGCGTCTATTGGTGACTGGATTCAGGTGGGGAATGTCAATGCCCTTTGTTAAGAAGCTAGTCGTTACTTTGAGCGGATTACTCGTCGTAGGTCCAGCTCTCGCTATAACCGTCACACGCACCGAGAACAGGATGGAGGATGTGCAAGTTTGCATTAGGAAGCAAACGGGCGATCCGAGCTTCCTGGCGAGCTACCGTACCTACGACGAGCAGGGGCTCATGCGAGAAGTGGGCGCTCAGGATATGTGGAATGACATCACCCCGGCACAGCAGACCCAGGTCAAACAGGTAATCAACGGGGTGTACAGCAAGCTCCACAACGAGGCGAACATCCCGACGCCGACGCCACAGCCTACGCCTTCGCCGACTCCGACGCCGAGCCCGGTACCCACGGTAGGTCCGAGTCCTGGCGAGAGTCCGGTTTTGATAAAGAAGAAATGAGCGACGAAGAGAAACTTGATATCTCTAACAAGGTTCGGCTGAACCGGATACTCATAGCGGTTCTAGCTGCGGTTGCTGTGTTTCTTACCGCTAGGGTGGAAATCAGCCTCTCAGAGTTCAGGCAGGAGCAAAGAGCAATTAAGCAGGATCTTAGGATTCTCGCTAAGCAGGCAATCGAAACCGCCAAAGACATCGAACACCTTAAAGATTTGACAGGAACCGACAGGTAGACTAGGAGAAGCTATGCCACGCGGACTCGTTTACGGCGTCGATAATCTGGGAATGCAAGCGAAGCCTCCACCGGATGACATTACCAGAGAGAAGAGTAGCGGCGGCTACCGTGGTGGCCACGATCGCAAGGGCCGGGTGATTCCCGAGCAGCCCGTGCATCTCCGGGGAAACCCAGGGATGGGTCCTGCGGGTAGCTCGCAGTACGAGCAGAACCTGCGAGCACCTATCGAGCAGTACGGCGGTGGTGTTCGTGGAATCACCCAGCGCCCGCGAAAGGGGCACTATTGATGGGTGGCCTAGAAGAGAAGCTTCGCCAGGGTGGAGCTATTCAGCTTGCTGCTAACAGCACCACGGATGATTGGCATGTCGCTATTGCCCAACAGCTCTCCAGCCAGTCCGAGGAACACCGTAACACAATTGCTGGGGCAGAAAGCGCGTTCCACGCGCGGACGGCTAGAACGCATATCCAAGCACTTGCTGAGATTGGCAAGGCGCTTGGCAGTGTTGAAGCAGCGAAGAAAGAACGCACGGTTAAGGCAGATCCGCAGGAGTCGTTCATCGACGCCGCAGACCTTCTGACACCGGCAGGGTGGGAAGAGAAGTACCTTCCGCAGATTAAAGCAATTGGTGACGTTGCCTTTGGCAAGTTCATGATGAGCGAGGAGGAAGACCTCAACCACGCGATCTACCAAGAGATTTCGCGTCTCATCACACGCTTGCAGGGCATTGCGATGCAGGGAGAAGGCGCTCGACAAGAGCGGCTGCGTCGCGCACTAAGGAGTGGAAATGTCCGCGCAGCAGTCTAATCCGACGCCTTCCGCAGAGGAGATGATTCAGGAAATCCTCCGTGGGAACCAAGTCATCGTCCGCAATCAGCAGATTCTGGAACAGCGTATTGCAGAGGCTGAAAAGGCACGGGCAAGTTTGCCCACGCCCGCCCCCAAGTCCCCCGACCCCGGAGATAAGGAACGAGTCCGAGAGCGTTTTTTCGCTGACTTCGCCGAAGACCCTATCGAGGCGTTTAGGAAGACCAAGGAGCTTGCGAAGAAGGAAGCCGCCGAGGAGCTGAGGCAGGAGTTCGACGTTCGGCTGAAGCAGACAGCGCAAGACCTCGAAGCTCGGAACTACGCTCGAACGGTGATGAACCAGAACCCTGATCTCCAGGGTTTCGAGGACAAGCTCTCTGGCTACATGGATCACCTAAACCAGCATCCAGAGGCGCGGCACTGGACGAACGAGCAGCGCATCAACCAGGCGGTCCAGTGGACGCGGGACTGGAAGTGGGAGACGGCGCGGCGGGTCGAGGAAGAGAAGAAGTACGTTGAGCGTCAGATGCGTGGGCAGGCGTCTCCAGTGCCGGGGGCGTACCGGGACGGTCCACAGAGTGCTGCCCAGTTCAAGACGGACGAAGAGATGCGGAGAGAGCGGTATGAGCTGATGCAAGGAAACGTGGCGAAGCGTCGCGGCAGCTTGTACAACGCGGCGTAATGTGCCAATAGGGAACCGGGCTGGTTCAGGGATGTCGATGCTGCCTCTGGGGTTGGTAATGTAACTTGGCAGGACAGGTTTGGTACTCCAACGAGTACGGAGGCTATTGGTCTAACCAAGAGTTGAGCATGGATATGTATGTCCAGGCTCAGCCCATCATGCGTTTCCGGCAGTTTACGGAGCGTGATGAAAACTTCGGGGCCAACCGTGGTAACACGTTGCTGTTCGACAAGAACTTCAATGTGGATACGGAAGGTGGTCCTCTTAACGAGAACCAGCCGTTCCCGAAGACTGGTTATCGGACCAAGCAGGGCTCTGTTGTCGCGACGGAGTACGGAAACTCTATCCCGTACACGGAGAAGCTGGAGCGGCTTAGCAAGTTCAATCTAAGCGACAACACTCACCGCGCGATCATCAACGACATGGCGAAGACCATGAATCGTGCGGCCCATGCTCCGTGGCCCAACACCAAGATCTACTACACCCCCAAGGGCACCACGACTCCTTCCTTCTACTGGAAGGTCCAGACCGGCAACGTCACAGATCAGGCAGCGACGCGAAGCATCGGCGTTACCGACCTGATCGCACTTCGTGAGGCGCTCGCATCGGGCGTCTACATCACGACCTTCTCTGCGGTTGCCACCACGGCGACCGCATCGCCTGTTCCCCCGTACGACGACGACGGGAACTACATGATCCTCACGTCGGTGGGCGGTGCCTCTGCCCTGAGACGTGACTCCGACTTCATCAACGCGGCTCTGTACGGCGATCCCGAGCGGCTGTTCGCGGGTGAGATCGGCCGATTCCACGGCTTCCGCATCGTGGAAGAGAACCACATCCTCTCCAACTTCCTAGGTACCACCGAGTTCAAGGCAGAGATGTATGCCTTTGGTACCGAGGTTGTGAAGGAGATCGTGATTCTCCCTGAAGAGATCCGGCGAGGTGTTCCTCTCGACGGTGGCCGAGACAAGGCGTTTTACTGGTACGGTATCGTAGGGTTCGGGCTGATCTGGTCCTTCAACGGGACTGTAGGCGACGTGAGCAACTACGAGCCTGAGAACCGCGCAGTGCGCGTCTGGAGCACCTGAATGTTTGACCAACTACACGGCGTAACCAGCATCGAGAACTGGGAAGCTGGAACTACGACCACCAATGCCGGTACTACGGTTCCGGGGTCGGTTCCTGTCGTTGCGTCTCTGCAGTCGATCACGGCGTTTCCGTATTCGCGCACGGTGCTGATGCAGGGAACGCTGCGATATATCGGCTTCCTGACGACCACGGCAGTTACCACTCCTGCGGCGGTGGTCACGGCGTACAAGTGGCGTCGGAGAGGGGTGAACACCAACGCGGTGACCCTCGGTACGATGACCATTAACTTCACCACGACACCTGCAGAAGGTGGAACGGCTGTAGCGTCTGCCATTGGTGACGTGACGTACCGTTACTTCGGTGTCAACGTTCCTGCTGCTGGCAACGATCTCGTCTTCAATCCCGGCGAGCAGCTCGTGGTTGGCACGACTACAGCTTCGGGTGCAGGAGGCGGATTCTTCTTCTCTTGCTTTACGTTCGACTATTTTGCCAATCAGAATCCGGCTACGTCGGGTACGGCCTGGGCGAAGGTCATGGGGCCGAACACGGTCGGTCGGGTTCAGGTGGTCACGAGCTAAATGGCCTACAAGAGCCGACTGGTTTCTCCGACCCACGGGGACGGCAAGACCGGGAACTTCGGTACCACCAACTTCATCGAGTCGCGTCAGCGTGCGCGGGGGGCCGGGCTTGTCTCGTCCCCCCGCAAGCAGGACTGCGTCTACGGTGGGCTGAAGCCGATGGACATGCCGAAGCCTCGTGAGGTTTCGCTGACCAAGGAAGTGGAAGCCACCACGCCGAAGCATGGCGCGTCCAATCAGGACAACTACGGCGTCGGGCGTGAGGGCATCCGCAAGATCATGCGTGGCTGGGGGACGAAGCAGTAAGTGGATCTCGATGCTGAAGCTGCGGAGCGGAAGCGTCGGCTGCTAGCAGATCGCTTCATGCGCTCGTACTACCAGGGCAGAGGTAGATCACGGGCAAACTTGCCCACGGGTGGAATGAGTGGCGGACCTCCAAACCCTCAGAGAGGCAATCATCTCGAACGTCGACCGGACGGGCGGGCCGTCGGTCGAGTCGACGCACGTTGATCGCTGGATCAACCAGGCCATCCGCGAAGAGATCTGCCACCGCTACAACTGGCAGCAGATGTTCGCCATCTACCGGGCGACGCTGACAGCCGACATAGCAGTCTATCAGGCTCCGAACTCGGAGTTCTTCAAGGACTATTCCAGAATCCTAATTGCAGGACTCGACGAGAACAGCGAGTACGTACCGCTGGAAGAGCTAAGCGACTTCCAGCGGACGTACGCTTTTCCCGTCTCCGCTTCGACTGGTCGCCCGCGTGTGTGGGCTCGATCGTCGGGCGACAACTACCGTCTGCTGCCAACGCCGGACGAGGACTATCCAGTCGAGGTGCGCGTCTGGGAGTACCCAGCTACGCTCATCACGGATAGCAGCACCAACACCTTCCTCATCAACTACTCCCAGATCATAGAGGACATGGTGACGGCCAGGGCGCTGAGGTATCTCGGTGATGTCGAAAAGGCTCTCCCGATGGGTCAGATGGCTAACGAGAATCTGGAGACGAAGATCCGAGAGGACAAGAACCGAGTTGCACCAGAGGATCAAGTGATCGTGCCGAGTCGTAATTCGGGCATCCCGGCCTCGAATACGATGGGTAGGCGGATGGGCGACCTGGGCTTTGGGTACAGGCAATACTAATGGCAGACAGTACAATTGGTGTAAACGAGGGTACTAACACCAACCTCGACGCAGAGAGCCTTACAGTAGGCTCAAACACGGTAAAGCGGCAGCGGATTCAGCTTACTGGTGCGGCTGCTACGGATATTGCGCCGGTCTACAGCGTGAACCAAGGTGGCTCTGGAACCTATGGCCTCTCCGTTCGTGTTTCCCCTCCTGGGCAGGCTATTCAGAGTGCAAATGAGGTAGCGGTAACATCTGGATCAGGTACGACGATAGGCACTGCTGCCACAGGGCAGCGCCTAATCGTTGGATGGCTTTCGGTATCTGTCTCGTCCACGACGGTAGTCAACATCTATACCGGGATTGTTGGCAGCACGAAGATTTTCACCTTCCGATCGCTAGCCAATACGACCATGTTCTTTGGGGCTCCTACCGGGTGGTATTTGCTACGGTCGGCGCTAAGTGATCCGCTGACTCTGGATGTTAGCACGAGCTGTACAGTGAACTTCACCATTGCGTACTACCATTCGACTACCTACTAGAATGACTGCGCCTATTCTACTTAGTCTGGCCTCTGGGATGGTGTACGTAATCCAGACTGGAACCGCCATCACCTACACGAGAGTGGAAGTATCGTGGCCGTAGACGCATTCAGACTTGGGCCTTTTGCTGCCCTATCTGGGACCCTAGAGGACGATCGCTCTAATCAAAGCCACCCACTCAAGGGTGGCTTTAATTATCGAGTGATGGGTGGAGAGGTCTGGCCTAGGCATACCCTGGATATGCTAGGTGCGACAGAGGGTCTTCGGCTTCCCTTCACGCACTGCATAACGATACCGGGTTCCTATACCTTGCAGTTGCTCATTGGGCCGATGGCGTGTCTGAAGATTGCAGACTTCGCTTCTACCTACCAGATCCTGCTTTCGCCGACGTATGATCCTTCTACTTCCTGTAGCATTACTCTGACGCAGGGTAGCCGTGTACCGACAATCGGAGCAGGGACAGCTCCGGTAATAGGTCAGTGGTTTATCGTTAACAACGTCAAGCCTGCTGCGTACTCGGAATACTATTCGATTGGTTCTGGTATTAATCTAACTCGTCCGTACGTTGGGCCTACGGTTACCTTTACGGCGGACTTCTACGATCCGATCATTCCGGTGGCTAGTGGTCTATTCAACTTCGGAACAACCATTAAGCCTGGAGCACTTTGCCTGACCAACTGCGATGCCACGGTCTTTCGTCAGGCCATAGCGCACGTAGCAGATGATGCATGGACAGGTTCACCTGCCCTTCTCGCCGATACGCTGTACATCATCTACACCAGCAATTTGTACGGGCCTACTGCTATCAGTATCTTCCTAGAAGAGCCTATCAAGCGGGACATCTTTAGGGATACTAGCGTTTCTCCACCAGATCCGCTTCCTACGCCTCCAGCGTTCTGTGAGACATTTAAGCAACGACTACTCTATGCCTTTGTGTCTCCGCCGGATACGAACGAGGGCTCAGAGCAGACGTTTTGGTGGAGTGAAATTGGAGATATCCTTTCCTGGCATCGTGTAGTCCTGGGTGTAGATTTCCCTAACTACAGGACGAATTTCGCGTTCACCAGTCAGATACGTGGAATGAAAACCCTAGGCGATAGGGCCATCATTCACTATACTGATCGCCAGGAGATGATTTCCTCTACTGGTTCCAATTCGGAACCATTCATAATCGAGGAGAACAATCAGCAGCTAGGGATGATAGCTCCTAGATCTCTCGTGCCGGTCGGTAGGTTGCATTACTTCTGGTCGCAGGTAGGGCCAGTGTCGTTTGATGGGACCGATGTTTCACCGTTGGGTGGAGAGATCGCTGACATCTTGGCAAGGGAAGCTGGATCACCGACGTTGCCGTGGGACAATCCCCAGCTTGCCCAGCAGGGAGTGATGGAGATTGCTCCTTCGATGGTCGTCTCGTGGAAGAACGAGTCGAGGCAGGAAGTATACTATGCGGTAGGCACAGAGAGGGAGCAGCAGTATCCGACTACAGAGAAATGCTTCTCGGTCTATGTCTACAATTGGGACAAGGAAGAATGGAGCATCGACGCAATAGAGATTCAGAATCTAAGTAGCGTCGATCTCGATTATATTCTTCTTCCCGTGTGGGGCGGTGGCTCAGGCGTCCTTGGCGTAAATAGCTACGGATACGAAGCAACGCAGTTCATATTCCTGGCAAACGGAACAGTCCTACTCGAGCGTCCGATACTTCAGTACGCATACGAGCCAGGTAGATCCATTCCTCGCTATCACAACGTAGGTCCGATCTTCGACGATAACGTTATGTACTCCATGAGCCCGCATATCATGGAGATGCGCGTCGAGACTGGATGGCAAGACTTCGACTCGCCGTATCAGAAAGATCTGCTCTTGCTGGAGATCGACGTACGGGATACGCGGATGCATGGGTGGAACTCCATTCGTCCTCGCAGGGGCTGGAACTACGATCCGGGTGCAGACGATGGATACCAGGGGTACCTGCTGGTAGACGTGTACGCAGACTACAATATGATAACCCCTGTGGCCTCTCTAGAGGTTATCGTAGACCATACCCAATGGCCCAGAACGAGAGCTATCAAGCTGAGCGAGCAGGGCATTGGCGGGCCGGGGATACGGTACGCTCCGGTAGAAGAGGGGCACAACGGGCCTGGTAGGCAGACGATTCGGAAGAAGCTGCGGGTACAGGGTCAGGTGTTCAAGTTCGTGTTCACGAACCCAGCACCACCTACGGGCGATCACAACAAGATGCTTTTCATTGTCTCTCAGGTCACTTGCTGGTACATGGCGAACGAGGGTCACATCAGAAGGATGCTTGCGGATGAGGGTGCCTGATTCGATACGGTGGTCGGTGACCGCGAGGGATGAGACGCGGCAGAGCACCAAGGATCTGGATATAGTCTATGGTGCCATTCGGAATGCGCTGAATGGTGGCATCCAGCCTGATGAGAATGCAGGGAAAGTGATCGCTGGCACTTACTCTGTGGCAGCAGGGAGTCCAGAGACGTTCAACCATGGACTTGGATGGACTCCGAGATTTGCCCTCTTCGTACCTGCAGAGAACATAGGTACTACCGCGACGACATTTTACTTCATTCCCGCCGACAAGCTCCTTTGGAACTCGGACGACGTAGTGATACGTTGCACCCGCACCAGCACGGACTTTGAGGCTTGGATTCTTTAGGAGAGAGAGATGCCTAGAGCATTTGCGCAGGGTCTAGCGCGGCCCAATCGGCTCATCAACCAGGGCGACCTGGGTGTAGGCGAGTATCTGGCGAGTCCGATGTCGGTGGATACTCAGCGTCGGGAGTTCCGGGGTGGGCAGGAGGTTGGGCCTGGTGCTCAGCGTGGTAGTGGGAGGAGCGGACCGAGCCAGGGTGGCGGTGGCTTTCAGTATTACGCTCCACCTGGGCAGAATCCAGGGAATCCTCCAAATCCGAACCCAGTTACAGGTGGCTGGCGTCCCCTGAGTGACCTAGGACATCACCGTCAGCGTGGAGTTCCTCCAGATAACGTAGGTAACGGATTCCTTGGGGTGAGCGATCCGACTGGGCAGTGGCCTACGCGAGGAACACGCTACAACCCTGGGAATTTCACAGGAGATCCTAATACTCTACCTGTCCATGCTGCAACTCCTAGAGCATTGGGTCAGACTAGCTCTCTTGGTCCTGCTGGCATTAGCTCTCTAACTGGCCCTATGGGCAGTACCCAGTCCCTGGTTGGTCCTCCTCCTACGCCTGGCACTCGTGACAACCCTGGTAGCTACCAGGGTGGGAGCATGACTCCGCAGCTTTCGTGGACCTCCGATCCGGCCATGTACGACTGGTACGTCAAGACGATGGCTCAGCAGCATCCGAACCAAACTCCGATGGCCTTTGACGTGGATCTGTCTCGGCTGTCCCCAGAAGAGCAGAACAAGTTCCTTGCAGCGCAGGGCAAGAAGCTCTGGCGGGATGCGGTCAATAAGCAGCAGAACACTCCAGGCAAGGGAGGTAGCCAGCCGCTGCCGCAGGGTGGCCTGGCCGTCTCTACGCCTGGTATCCCTGGAGCAGACGACCCCTACTGGATTCAGCAGGCGAGGCGAGCACGGTTCGACTACAACCGTGGACTAGACCGCAAGTACCGGGAGCAAGGCCACGGCAAGAGAGCCCGGACCATGCCTACGGGTGATGGAAACTACCGCTGGAATCCAACCACGAAGACGTGGGAAGAGGATACCGTTGGTCCTGGCTTCCCGCCTCCCGGACCACAGCATCTTCAGCCCGAGAGTGCCTCGGCGCTCTCTGCTCCCTCCGCGCTGGAGATGGCATCGAACGCTCCGTTCGAGATGGCGTCTGCCAATCCGTTCCGTGACGAGGATGTGTTTGGTCCTGGTGGCAACTACCAGGCACAGGATTATCAGCGGCACGGACCACGGAATGACGTGATTGCTCGTAGGGCGCGAGATCAGCAGTACGCCGGGTACGGTCCTAACGAGTTTGGGCCGATGCGCTACACCGCTGCAGCTCACGACATGGGCCAAGATCCTACAGGGCGGATGTACGCTCCTGGCTACCTGATGAACGCAGCCCGGCAGGCGCAGCAGCCCGGTGGTCCGGTACCCCGTGGGATGGACTGGCTGAGAAACGCCCCGATCATGACGATGGGTGGTCCGCAGGCTCAGAGCATCCGTGACTGGTACATGCGCGCGAGCGCGATGCAGGGCGATCCTGGCGCTTACGTTCCTCCGGTCTGACGCGGGCAAGTTTGCCCACGGAGCACTAAATGGCGATCAGCGTAGGTAGGCATGTAGTAGCCCCCGCCGGGATGAACGCCCTGAACATGCTGTTCGGGCCGTACTACAACGTCGAGAATCCTGGCGAGAATGCACCGAATATCGGTGCGATGTTTGGGCCGTACGATCCTCGTCAGGAATTTGAGGGGAAGCAGGCTGGTGACTGGCGTGGGCAGTTTGGTCAGGGCAGTGGCAATGGTCAGCTAGGTAGCACTTCTGCTGGCTGGCCTTTCGATCAGCCAGGATTCGCAGCGCCTCCCCAGCTAGGTGGGGATTACCCTTATGGTGAGGATCAGCGTGGTGGTGGAGCCTTCCCTCCGGGTCAATTCGCCACTGGCCCTAACCCTGCCGGGCCTGGTGGCACTGGCTGGATGCAGAGTTTCCCAGGTTTCTGGAACCAGGGGGCACGCGGCAACCTGATGTCCAGGGGTGCTGGGTTTGGTCCCAGCAGTAGTGTCTCTCTGCCTTTGAACATGGCGATGTATGGCCAGGGCGGAGCGATGAACAGGTATGCCGATGCGGAAGGCTCGTTCAACAGGAACTTCGCGACGGACCTCGTCGACCCGAAAACCGGCCAAGTCATCGCGCCCAGTGTTCAAAGGTCGTCCGGTGAAAGATCCTTCCAGAATTATGGAGGTTTCGGTGCCGGAGGGAACCAGTGGGCTCCACATACCGGGAGTACCTATGACACTAACACAGCATTTCGTCAGCAGGCTGCTTACGGC